TATGAACAACATCAGATGCTTGTAGCGTTGCCCGAACCAGATTGCCGTGCTATCGCCTACGCCGATATCCCAGAACGTGTATACAGGCTCGTTAGTGCGGTACGGCACGCGGCTGATACGGCCTTGTGCACGAGCGATCCTAAGCTGCTCGCTGTAATAGCTGCCTTCGAGATAGCCTTCGAAACTACAGTAATATTCCTGCTGTATGAACGTTTCGGCATCGCTCTCTGACTTGCCCTGGGCTATCAGGCGCGCCCGCTCTGACTCTATCTTTTCAGGCGGATATACAAGATTGCCCTCATGATCACGGGTGTTATCTACCGTTAGTAAAGAGCAGTACCAGTCCGGGTTGTTGCGGGCCATCCGGTAAAGCCCCTCACAGTGGTTGTGCCCGAGCGGCGTGGAGTTGAAGATCGCCCAGCCGCCGTTTTCTGCCAGAATAGGGCTAAGTATCAATTCAGCCTGCGGGTTTTGCCAAGCATATTCGCTATATATAACGCCCGCCGGGTTTGTGCCGCGGATACTGTCGATATTGTCCGTGCCGATGATCTGATAAGCGCTGCCGTTTGTAAGCTCTACGCGTAACTCTGTCTCATTCTTGCGTGCCACTATGCCGGCCGGGTGCTTGTGAGCGCTAAAGCCGGGAAAGTGATTCATAGACTTATAGCCCGTCTTGTCATCGCCGTCCCACATGACTTTCTTGCCCTGGGCGTAGGTAGGAAACAGGTGGTAGTAAGTGCCTATCCTACCGCCGTTTTCCGGGAACATTTGCGAAACTGCGAAATTCAATGCCGTCTTGTCCTTGCCGCTTCTCCGGTGCCAGATCATCACCGCCCGCTTCTTGCGCTCCTGCGTCATCGCTACCCAGAACGGGACCTGGTAGTCGCGTGGCAGATAATTGTACGGAATTTGAATGATTTGCGTTGAACTGGATGAACTGGTGGATGATTGCGGCCGGCTGCCCTGAGCCATTCTTTATCCTCTCGCCGTCGACCACATGGCGCATCGTGGCCGGATCTTCATCGGCCATTTCGTAATAACGCTTTGCAATCCTTGCCGCCCGCCTCTGCCCTTCACGCTCGATTGCCTGCGCAAGCGTTAAGATCTCTTCTCTTTCATCATTAGTCGGCCGCCCTGAGTTCTCTCTGTAGCCGCCAAATGTATTGCCTTTAACAAATCCCTTAACGCCCTTTGGCATAAATGTGATTGAAATGTGGTTTAGTACTTGGCAATCAGCAATATCACAATTAGTTGTGTTTAGAAAACAGAAAGTTACAAAGACTCATACAGGAAACCTGAGCCGCACCACTCTGTTCCTCACCTTGCGCCCTCCTACCGTCCACCCTTGTCTTACCTGCTCGCGGCGTTTTCTATCTTCCTTTTCATGGTGTTGCTTTAGGTATTGCATGATATTCTTACGAATTACGCTAGGCGTCCAATCGAACTGGTCGCAGATAGAGACAAACGCAAAGCAATAGTCATCCTCGTTAGAGCGGAGCCAGCGGTAAGTAATAGCGTAGACCTGCCTGTTCTGCTTGGAGTCGGTGCCGCGACGCAACGTATTGATAGCGTCCATCAGGATAGCGAGCATTAGCTTTTGGTGCGGCTTTAGCTCTAGCGCGGGCTCTTGCTCATAGCTTATCGCCCCTGCTTTCCAGTTCCTTATGCCGCCGTAGTCTTTATCTAAGTTGTTGACAGTTCGCTTTATGTCGTCAACTATCCCAATTGCGCTGGCCTTTTCGCGTTCAGATTGTGCCGCTTGTGCTGCCTAGAATTACATCGTTTTAACTCTCTCATTGGCTTCACCTGATGGCGCTTTACAAATTCAATCAATTCCCTGATCTGCAACGGTGACAGCAAGACGCGCTCGATACCGCTCTCATGTGTCTGGTTGATGCCGATGAACCCGCCGGTAATGTCGAATGTTACCGGCCAGTTGTAATTGCCCCGCGTGCCCTCGATGACAGTGCTGTACTCGGTCTGCTTGCTCATTTCTTACCTTCGGCCAATGCCAGTGCAGCTATTTTGCGCGCCGCATCCAACTCGGCCAAGATTTTCGCCTTGTCGATACACTCCGCTCGCCACTCGGCTTGTGCTTGCTCCAACTCGGCCTTGAGTTTGGCAATCTCGACGTCTTTCTGGTTGTAGCCCATCGTAACCTCCTGTTAATTTATTTAAGTACCTTTTCGATTTCCGTTATATCCTGCGGCTTCCAGACATAGACAGACACAGACAGAGCCACCTTGCTTAGCTCGCTTAGCCATTTCTCCTGCTCGCTGCCCGGCTCAACCTTGCGCTTGGCCGACTTGAGTTCGGCAAAGATCAGCTCGCCGTTACGGATCAGCACTAAGTCCGGGAAGCCTGCCCCATCGCCCTGCACGGCCGTTACCCATCGGCCGCGCTTTGTCATGGCCGGGCGAAAATGCGCCACGCGCCACTTGTACCAGCGCGCGAGCGCGATCACCTGAGAGGTGAAAGCAGCCTCGGTAATTCGTTCTGAAGGTAATGGGCGTGCGGTTGCTTTCATATTGTTATTTGCCATTTAGCAATCAAATACCCAAAAAAATTACTTTATTCCCCACACGGCTTTTTCAAGCTCGAGCTTGAGCGCAGTATTGTCGAGCATGCTTAAATCCTTTTTCACGCCGTAGGCTCGGCAGAGTTTTACTATCAGCTCGCGCATAGCTTGCTGATGGACCGTATCGAGCCTCGTTCGCGGCGCTTCGCTCATCGCTTACCTTCGGCCAATGCCAGTGCCGCCATTCTGTGCGCCATTTTCAACTCGGCCTCGGGCTGACTACTTAAATACTGCCTGCGCTTTATTGCCGTAGAGTCCTTGTGCTGGCCCTGGCGCGACTCCATAACCACGCCGCGGCGCTCCAATTCCTTCCACGTCGTTTTACCCCCAAGCACCCACCGGCGCGCAAGCGCATAAGTCGCATGACAAACGCCCCGGTTCTTAGCCGGCTGCCCGCAGCACGGGCAAGTTACACCGTCAAGCATCTGTAGTCCTTTTTACTACAGCGAAATAATAATTTTGGCTGTTTGACCGAAGGCGTGGTAGTGCTAGGAAGGAAAAAGAGCGGCGGGGCCGGGCCTGTTTTTCCAAGCTTGTAGGGCTTACGGTATCCGGCATTCCCGCCGCTAGCGCCAATTGCATAATAAGAATCGTCAAAGTTATAAACAAGGGGTTCAACTCTGCCTAGTGTATAACTCACAAAGTTTTTCCCAGTGCCGAGCATATTCCTCAACCGTCATCTTACCTTTGAGAACATCACCTATCATGCGAAATCCTTCACGCTGCTGCTCACGGTTTGTCACTACCTTGCCGTGCTTCTTTTCGTAGTCCTCTTCCGCCAAACATAGCTCGGCTGAACTCGGCTTCGGCCTGCTTGGCGGCTTGGTTATCTGCTTCATGCTTCTCGGCATTTAACTTGCCCTCAATCTTGTAAATGAGCGTATCCAAATACGGATACCACTTGTCTATTTTAGGATCGGCGCAGTGCTTGTGAAATTCCTCTAGCGCTGCGGCAATAGCCTCTGTGCTGTAATGGTGTTTCTGCGCTTGCCCTATCCATGCAATTAAACGCTCGTATCGTTTCGGATTGCTCGCATAGATCTTGTCTGACCACTCTTTAATCTTCGGACTCATCTGATTTCGGACATACGGGGGACTTGTCTTTTCCCTACTCCTCCAGCTGCTCCCTCCGCTCCTTAGCCGTTTCCTAGTCACAGCTCTAAAAATTCAGAGCCGTTTGTGACTGAGGTATCCGTTTTAAGTATGCGTTAGTACGTCGCAGGTGGTTTTACCGCTGCGCTTGGTGGTCCACCCCACCGCATCACCGAGACAAGACAAGTCCCCAGAAAAGTAGTCTCGATCATGGCGCCTTGAATTTGACTCACAATTGATTTCTCAGCACTAAATTTTTAATCGCCAATCGCGCGGCAACTAAATCATAGACACGGACTAACTTATTCATTTGTGATGCACATTTCCGATTTAGCCATTCAATAGCTTTGGGCCTAGCTCCATTGCCATCAATAACCAGCCACACGTTACTTTCTGGCATTGCTTCGCTCGCGTTCATCCACAAATAAGGAAATTTCTCATCTACGCTCCCAGGCGTGTCCTGGCGCCTGCACTCTATACGCACAGAAATCGGTCCATCTTGGTAAACAAATTCACTCGTTGACATACAACCGTAAATCGAAGTGTATGG